CACAGCGATGCCAACACGCTGTACCAAAAGGCGATGGCGATCATCAACGCGCAAGACGACGATGGTGGCCGCTGGATGCACTCTGTCAAGACCTCTGACCAGTTCGTCACGCAGATCGACCTGTTCAAGATCCACCACTTTGACAACCGCGCCCGGTCCACCAGCCTCAAGGTGCTGGAGTTCAACATGCGCAGCGACACAATTGAAGACCTGCCGTTCCCTGTGGGCACTACACTGAACCGCACACAGATCGAAGTGCTCAAAGAGTACAACAAGCACGATGTGGCGCAGACCAAGGCGTTCTATCACCACACGCTTGACATGATCCACTTCCGTGAAGAACTGACGCGCAAATACGCCCGTGACTTCATGAACCACAACGACACCAAGATCGGCAAAGACTACTTCACCATGAAGCTGGAAGAAGCCGGTGTCGCCTGCTACGACTTTGGCCCCAAGGGTCGCACACCTCGGCAGACCAAGCGCCCGGTGATCGCGCTCAAGGATGCCATCTTGCCGTGGATCAACTTCGAGCATCCTGAATTTAACCGGGTGATGAACTGGCTCAAGGCTCAGACCATCACCGAAACCAAAGGGGTCTTCAATGACCTCACAGCAACAATCAATGGCTTTACTTTTGTCTTCGGCCTTGGAGGAATCCACGGCTCCATCGAGTCAGAGGTCATCGAGTCTGACGGTGAGTACGTCATCGTGGACTTGGATGTCACTTCATACTATCCAAACTTGGCAATCACGAATGGGTTTCACCCGACCCATCTCGGAAAAGAGTTTGTCAGCATCTACAAGCACCTGTTCGAGCAGCGCAAGTCGTACCCCAAGAAGTCAGCCGAATCGGCAATGCTGAAGCTGGCGCTGAACGGCGTCTACGGTGACAGCAACAACCAGTTCAGTGTGTTCTACGACCCGCTGTTCACCATGTCGATCACACTTAACGGTCAACTGCTGTTGTGCCTATTGGCCGAGGGGTTGATGCACATCCCCGGCCTGCGCATCATCCAGGTCAACACCGATGGCCTGACAGTGCGTGTGCCCCGCAGCCACAAGATGCTGGTCGATCTGGCCCGCGCTGCATGGCAGTCGCGCACCGGGTTGAACCTTGAGGAAGCCGTGTACAAGGCCATGATGGTGCGCGATGTCAACAACTACATCGGCGTGTTTGAGAACGGCAGCACCAAGCGCAAGGGTGCTTACGAGTGGGACATGGAGTGGCACCAGAACGCTGGTGGGCTGGTGATTGCCAAGGTGGCCGAGAAGGTACTGGTTGAAGGTGCTCCCATCCGCGAAACCATTGAGCAGTGGCCCGACATCATGGACTTCATGCTGCGCACCAAAGTGCCCCGGTCGAGTCACTTGGGCATCGAGCGTAACGGCGTGACATCGCAGCTTCAGAACACCACGCGCTACTACGTGGCCGAGGGTGGCGGGCAGTTGGTCAAGTACATGCCACCGCTTGCAAAGAAGCCCGAGCAGTGGCGCAAGTTTGCCGTTGAGAGTGGCTGGGGTGTGCAGCCTTGCAACGACATCAAGGACGCTGGCAAGCTGCCAGTCAATTTCGAGTATTATGTGAAAGAGGTAGAAAAACTTGTTCTCCACTTAGCATGATCAATCAATCCAAACTCCACGAAATGTTTGAGTACCGCGATGACGGAAATCTCATTCACCGACACACTGTTCAAGGTGGTAAACGCGCCGGTGAGATTGCGGGTTCCCCACATAACGCCGGTTACCGTCAAATCACAATTAGCCGCAAAAAGTATTTGATTCACCGTCTTATTTGGGTGTACCACTATGGGGAAATGCCAACACAGATTGACCACATCAATGGGCAACGATCAGACAACCGAATTGAAAACTTGCGCGAGTGTTCGTACAGCCAAAACCACGGCAACAAGCGAATGAACCGCAACAACACCAGTGGGTACAAGGGTGTGTTTTTAGACAAGCGTGATGGTTTTTGGTTTGTGTATGTGGCGCATCAATACATTGGGCGCAGTCAATCAATAGAAGAAGCTGCCGCCATGTATGACAAAGCAGCCAAGAAACATTTTGGAAAATTTGCGTTAACTAATAAGGAGATGAAATGATCAACATTACAGAAGTGACTATGGAAGAAGATGAAGCGTTTGACGCACTGGACAAACAGGTTGCTGGCAACCATTACAAGGACTTGCCGATCCAGCCAGTCGAGTACATCCACGCAAACGCAATTGGGTACTTTGAAGGCAACGTGATCAAGTACGTTTCCCGCTGGCGCAAGAAGAACGGCATTGCTGATCTGGAAAAGGCCAAGCACTACATCGAGTTATTGATCGAACTGGAGACACGCCGTGCTGGAAAAACAGATTGAATCCAAGGTCTGCGACTACGCCAAGTCCAAGGGTGTGCTGGCGTACAAGTTCACCAGCCCCGCCCGTGCCGCTGTGCCTGATCGTCTGTTCATCGGACCTGATGGGCGCATGTGGTTCTGTGAGTTCAAGCGCGAGGGTCAAGTACCTACGCCTGCGCAGTACCGGGAGCACGACAAACTCAGGAATCAGATGGTCAACGTGTTTGTGATCGACAACGTGGCCGAGGGTAAGTTGATGGTTGACGTGATGGTGATGGGATGCTGATCAAGTCTGTCAGTGATGATCAAAACGAAATCATCCAATCAATTATGAGTCTGTGCGGCATTGATCGTTTCGATGCCGATTTGACGTATGCCAACGGTGGGTTTTGGAAAAATCTTCCACAACCTGTCATGAAGTTTGACATTGACCCACAGACATTGGACACCGTTTATGCAAACAGCACAGAGTTACCGTTGCCTCAGTCATGTGTCAACTCCATCATGTTTGACCCCCCTTTTTTGACGTACATCAAACAAGGTCGAGAACACGACTCGATCATGGGTAAACGATTTAGTGGTTACTGGAAATACGATGAACTTGAATCGCATTACGCAGCTACGATTTCCGAAGCACATCGTGTATTGAATGACAAAGGCGTGTTCGTCATCAAGTGTCAAGACATCATTCACAACCACAAAATGCACTGCACTCATTTGAACATCATGAAGTGGGCTGAAGGAAAGTTTCGTTTGAAGGATTTGTTTATCCTGACAGCAAAACATCGGATACCGATTCCACCAACAGAAGGACACAAGCCCAAAGTGCAAAAACATGCGCGGATTCATCACTCGTATTTCATGGTGCTTGAAAAATGCTGACACCTGACTTACTTCACGACTACCAAAAAAAAGCCGTCAACTTTCAATGCACTCACGCCAACTCAATGCTCTGGTTAGATATGGGATTGGGGAAGACCGTGATCACACTCACAAGCGTGGCCCACCTCGTTAAGACCGGGTTTTTGCGCGGCGTGATCATCGTTGCACCCATTCGAGTTATCCGGCTGGTGTGGCGACAGGAAGCGGCCAAATGGAATCACACAAGCGGGTTGAAATTCAGTCTGGTGACCGGCACCAAGGACCAGCGCACCCGCGCTCTCCTGCGCCCTGCTGACATTTACTTGGTGAACTATGACGTGCTTGGCTGGCTGGCCGAGACACTCCAGACTTACTTCGTCAAGAAAGATCGCCCGATGCCGTTCAACGGAATCATCTGGGACGAGATCAGCAAGATGAAGAACAGCGCCACGAACCGGGTCAAGGCGTTTCGCAAGATCGCAAACCAGTTCGACTGGACCACGGGCCTGACCGGCACCCCGGCCAGCAATGGGTACAAAGACCTGCACGGTCAGTTCCTCGTGGTGGACAAGGGTGAACGTCTGGGCACCAGCAAGACAGCGTTTCGCACTCGGTTCTACAAGAAGGTCGGACCCTACAAAGAGGTGGCCTATGAGGACACCGAGGACACGATCAAGAAGCTGATCGGGGACATTACGCTTGAGATGTCAGCCGAGGACTACAACCCGCTGCCTGACCTGATCGTCAACAACATCGAGATTGAGATGCCTGACGAGTTGCGGGCCAAGTACGACAGGCTGGAAAAAGAGTTTTTCATGGTGCTCGACAGCGGCAAAGAGATTGAGGCGTTTAACCAAGCTGCCTTGACCAACAAGTGCTTGCAGTTCTCTAACGGGGCCATGTACCCCATTGCCGGGATGCCGCTGTGGGAGCCGGTGCACGACATGAAGCTGGACGCGCTGGAGGACATCATCGACGAGGCCCAGGGGTCACCCATCCTGTGCGCCTATGCGTACCGGTCAGACGCTGCCAGGATCATGGAGAAGTTCAAGGCGCTGCGGCCCATCAACTTGACCGAGTGCAAGACCGAGGCATCGCTGACCAACGCCATGCACCGCTGGAAGACGGGCGACTGCGCCCTGATGATTGGTCACCCGGCCAGCATGGGTCACGGCATTGACGGCTTGCAGAACAACGGACACATCCTCGTGTGGTATGGCCTCAACTGGTCGCTGGACCTGTACGAGCAGTTCAACGCCCGTGTGCGCCGTCAGGGCCAAGGGGCACCCGTCATGTGCCACCGCATCCTGATGCAAGACACATTGGACCAAGCACAAGCAATGGCGCTTGACCAAAAAGCAACAACTCAGGCCGGATTGCGCAACGCCGTCAAACAATACCGCATATCTAAAAATGTGTGATACACTTGTGTCACATTAACCACTGGAGTAACTGTAATGATCCGTCAAACCATTGAGTGGGCGAAGAACGCCTACACCACCCCGACCGCTGAATCGCTGGCGCTGCGTGAACTTGAGGACAGCAAGCGCAGGCTGCTGGAGGCCCAGACAGCGCGTGAATACGCCGACAGCATGTGCAAGTACCGTGAGGCGCAGATCAAGCGCCTGACGGCCTATTTGCACAAGGCCACTGAGGACGCATCATGAAAGACGAAGCATTGAAGCTGGCTAAGACTTGGTTTGAGCACAACACTTACGGCGACGAAGCTGATGAAGTGTACAAAGCGATTGAGCAAGCCCTTGCAGCACCTGTGCAGGAGCCTGTAAAACTGCGCCGAGGTGACATCTTGCGCTGCATTGAAACTGACGAGCTTTGCACCGTGTGGGCCACTTCCACAACTGGCAAGACGCTGGTCAAGTGGAGCGCCAACAACTTTGGTGACTACACGGCAGAGCAGATTGGAGAGTTGTTTTGGATTGAGCCAGCACCTGTGCAGGAGCCTGTGGCGTATGACAAAACAGAGCTGAACTGTTTTGCACAAAACTTGTACGACCAAAAGATGCGCGAAGGAAAGCGTGGGCACTACGAGTCAATGTTTCATGTCATACACCAGTGCATTAAGAAAGTTGCGCCCCCACCCGCAGCACAGCCAGCCGTGCCCGATGCGTTTGGAACGCGAGAGGGTGAGCATCCCCAATACATCCAAGGCTGGAACGACTGTCGTGCAGAGATGCTGAGAGGAATGAAATGAAAACCACGATAGACATGGCCCTTGAGTCCAAGGTTGTTCCGGTTCTTCTTACCCCTCATGGTGAATACTTTACATTTCTTGAACGCTTTGCCGAGCTTGTCCGTGCTGACGCTATTGCTCACGAGCGTGAGGCATGTGCAAGGGTGTGCTTGACTGAGTGGTCAACGCTTGGGCAAATGGAAGCTGGCGAAGCGTTTGCCAGAGCAATCCGAGCAAGGGGCAACACATGACAGCCAAACTCTACCGTGCCCCGATCACCACACTAACGCTGACCGAGGCCCAAGTTGCAGCGATCACCGAGCCTGCGCTTGCGGCCCTTCGCAAAGAGCACGATCGCATCATGAAGCGGGAGGCCAAGAAGTTGGTCAAGGCACTTGCAGCGGCCAAAGAGGCCACCACCGATTACCAGCGCACCCGCGCCTTGGCACTCAAGGCCCAAGGCGAGATCAGAGACCTGAAACACACATTGAGGGAATACCGATGAACTGCTGTGATGAATACGGGAACTGCAACCAAGGCCGGGATTGCCCGGTTCGGGTAGCAAGAATTGGGCAGAAGATGAAATCCGCTGACCCCCTGCCGCCAAGCATCTGGCGCGATCAACTCAAGCGACTAGGGTACTGGGTGCTGATGGCTGTCTTGGGGATGCTGTGGCTATCCTTCTTGATGGCCTGCACCTACGTTTACGCAAACTGACGGGTGCCAGCCTTGTCGATGATCAGCGCCTGCTTGCGGGGGCTGGTGTCCACGCTGTTGGGCACACTGATGTGTGTCCAGCGGTCGAACTCGCGGATCACTTGGTCGTAGCCAATCCCACTGGCGATGACTTTGCGCACCACCTCGTCGGGTGTCATACCGGGCACACGGATGTCAGCAGCGCACCCAATGCGGTGCTGGCTGGTGTCCTTGCTGCCCACCGAGTCGTTGACCTTTTTGGACCGAAAGGCCGAATTGATCATGATGGGCTTGCCGCCCAACACCACTTTGACCTGTTCCAGAAAGTCAGCCAGTCGCTTGAGGTTCTCAAGTTCTGCATCGTTGGGGCTGTTGTCCCAGCCGTTGCGCTCGGCTGACTCGGAAGCCGTCAACTCGTCAAGGGTGAAGTTGGGTGTTAAATTCATTTTGCTGTTCTTGAGAGAATGTCAGTCTTGGCTTGGGAGCCAGCAGACGAGCCAAAGTAGTAGGCAATGATGCCAGTCCACGCAGTACCTAAGCTGCCCAGCATCATCAAGATGGCCGGGTTGCTGCTGTCAATCTGGTTAAAGAACATCATGACCATGATGCCAAAAAAGCCAATGGTCACAGCGCCAGCCAAGATGGGTGGCATCAAGCTGCGAGTGGTGGCCTGCATGTCCCGTGCTGACTTGCGGTCTTCCACTTCCAGCTTCTCAAAGTTCAGGCCCAGTTCCTGCGCCTGCTTTTGCAACTCAATCTCTGCAATCTTGACCTGTGCGATCTGCTCGGCTGACAACTTGTTGTTGGAAATCATGTCTTCCACCTTATCAGGGTCAACCCCAATGGCCTTGGAGATGGCCGACACAGCCATGCCTGCCAGTGGGCCACCCATCGCAGTGGCGATGGTAGGAGCGATCTGTTTGAGCCAATCCATGATTACCCTTTCAGGTCAAAACTTAGGTTTGGATGGCGGGGATACTGAACCACTCGCTCACCCTCGGGGCACTTGTACTTGATCGTTGCCAGCAGGGTTGCCTTGCCATCAGCAATCTTCTCTTTTTGCACCATCGTGAGCTGGTACGTAAAGGTGTCAATCTCTGGCCCTGCTGGACCACTAAACTTGCTTGCGGTGGTGGTTGCTTCATGCACCATGCCTGCCGCATCACGAATGCTTGGTGTAAAACTCTCGACAGAGCAGTCGTCACGCTTTTTGATCCGCGCAACAGTGACGTTGATCGGTT